TCACCACGCGGAGACCAGCGAAGGTCGCCACTTCGGTTTGGGTCACGCCCACACCGCCGCCGCCCCACACGACGGAGCCGCCGGCAGACAGTGCGGAAGTGCTGAAGGTCAGCATCCCCACCTGTTGCAGGTAGTAGGCCACGTTGGAGTGCATGGCGATGGAGTCGAGGTTGTCGCCTCGCTCACCCAGCAGGGCCTTGGCGGCCACCACGTTGGCAACGTTCAGGAAGTTGGCCTCGGTCATTGAACCGGGGACACCAGCAAACGTCTTGTTGGTCTGGTTGGGGCCGAGTACACCGGCGCCGCTGATGCCGCCGAACAGACCGGTCAGTTGGGCTACCAGGGTGGCGGTCTTCAGCTTGTTGATGGCAGCGGTCAGCTGGTTGCGGACGTGGCTGAGGGGGTCAGCGCCAGAGCCGAGCTTGCTGAGGTCGTCTGCGGCGTAGGCGAAGCCACGGTGCAGAATCGTCATGATCTGCTCGTCGGCAGTGACGTTCTGGGCGGTCAGATAACCCAGGCCACCGTTCCAGCTGGAGGTGGAGAGGATCTGGGTTTCGGTGGGGGCGATGGGGTCGAAGAAAGGCACGCGCACGCGGGTGCCGCCGGCACGGGCGTCGAGGGCAGCGTTGCGCTGGATGATGCCGCTCTGGACCCACTTCGATTGCTCGAAGATGCCTTCAGCGGTGTACTGAAGAAACTCGGGGCGAGTTACAAGGTTCGAGAGAAAAGTTCCCCCGAAGTTGCTGTTAGATGCAGACATTGGGTAGCTCCAGTGGAGTCAAGGTTGGGGAGGTTGCCCCACAGGGGCTAGAGGCCGGCTTCTGCTTTAAGCAGCCTGGCTTTGTCGGGGTCGCTGGAAAGCATCATCATTTGCTGAGTGACGTTCCAGCTGTCCTTAGACCAGGGGTTGGTTTGGCCGGGGAGCGAGGTATTGCGGGCACTACCCGTAAGACCCATGCCGGCGCGGTTCGTGGCTGCAAAATGGTGCTCGTAGCCGCTGCCGGGATTTTTCAAGTTGGAGATGTACTCGCCAACTGGAACTTCGACGCCTCCAACAACAGCCACAGGCTGTCCATCTTTAGCGCGTAGGTTCTCCTGAAGTAAACGATACAGCTGATCGGGTGCCAGTGCACCAGCCTGGGAGAGTTGTGCGATTGCGGTGGATTTCAGTTGTTCTTGGGTGAATCCTTGACGGATTTGTTCAACTTCGGATTCTTTTGTTGCGAGTTGTTGTTTGAGTTCGGCGACGGTCTCTTGTGCTTGTTCCCAGAGAGTTTTGAATTCGCCGGATTCGGCGAGTTTGGCGGTTTTGGCGGATTCTTGCGCTACGCGGAGGTCTTCGATTTGTTTTTGGAGGGTTTCGCGGTTTTCGCGGTCTTTGCGGCGTTCGGCGATCAACTCTTGGTTTTTCGCACGAAGCGCTTCGAGTTGGGCGGCCAGATCAGAGCTATCAGCCACAGGCTGAGGGGCAACAGGCTCCACAGGAGTTACTGGTGCTTGCTGGTCTTCGGGCACGGTTTTGTGTTACATGGACGTTTCTATTTTACGACAGAAGAATTAGTAGGTTCCTTCGTCGAACTCGGCGTTTGCAGCTACTGAGACCTCGCCGTTTACGACAGTGATGTTTGTACCTGCAGTGACTGTTGCGGGGTCTCCTTGGTCGCCTTTTGGGATGGTGAAGTTCAGAACGGCGGCTGTGCTGCTGCCGCTGTTGGTGACAACAACATTGCTGCCTGCTGCGCCAGTTGTGACGGCGCCGATGGTGATGGTGGCGGCGGTGCCGGGAGTTCCTTGGGGGCCTTGGGCACCGGTTGCTCCAGTTGGACCTGCGGGGCCGGTGTCGCCCTGAGGGCCTTGCTCACCTTGGGGGCCTTCTTCGCCTTGGATGCCTTGTGGGCCAGTTGCTCCAGTGGGTCCGGCTGGGCCTTGGTTGCCCTGCGGTCCTTGGGGACCGGTGGGACCTGTTGCTCCGATAGGTCCGGTGGCGCCGGTGGGTCCTATGGGGCCGATCGTTCCAGTGGCACCTTGGGGGATGGTGAAGTTGAAGATGGCGGCCGATGAGGTGCCGACGTTGGTGACGGTGGCCTCGGTGCCGGGGGCTCCGGTGGAGGTGGTGCCGACTGCGATGGTGGCAGTGGTGGCGTCGCCTCCGCCGGAGCCGGGTAGTCCGCCACCCACTGTTAAGCCGGTGATTTGAGTGCGCGTGGCAAGTTCGACGCCGGTGCCCCAGTCGTCGGTTTTGGGGCCGTAAATCGTTAGGGGATCGAGGCTGATGTACCAGTCGCCGTTGGTGCCGAGGGTGGGGCGGGGTGGGCCGTCGCCGGAATGGATGGTGTTGAGGGCCTCGACACGTTGGGTGAGGCGTACCAGGGCGGTGACTTGGGCGAGCGTTAGTTGCTCGGTTTGCGTGGCCATCAGCGGGACAGCAGTTCGATCAGACGGTCTACGCGGTCGGGTGTCATTTCGGTGTCGTCCGCTTCATCCTCGTCGGTGTCCTCGCTTGCTTCGAGCAGATAGGGGGTCTCTGTGTTGTTGGCGTATTCCGCTTCGTCTTCGACGTTGATGTTGTCGGGGAGGACTTCGCCGCGACGCAGAATTTCCAGCAGCATGGCGTCGCTGATCTTGCCCATCTGGTTGAGTTGTGCCAGCACGGAGACGTCTTGGCCGATCAGGCGGTAGTAGTCGAAGTCGCGGTCGATGGTGATTTCGGGCGGTTCCATGCCGACGTATTGGGCGGCGAAGGCGAAGGCTTGGTTGAGGGCGCTTTCCAGTTCTTGGCTGATGATCGAGAGGACACTGTTGGACTGGGCTTGGTCGATGCGCTTGGCCTCGGCAGATTCAGCGACGAATTTTTGGCCGAAAAGTTTGGTGACGCCCAGCGTGGACATCTGGGATGCCAGCGATTCCAGTTCGGCCATTTGCGCGTCGAAGCTGGTGGCGTCGGCTTGGACGTAGTACGCCTTGTTGCCCGGTTGCATGGCGATGGCGTAGTTCACGCCCATCGTTGCGGAGCCTGTGGTGTCGTCCCAGCCCTCTAGGACGAGGGTGGGCATTGCGGCGATGTGGAGGGCGTGGATGAGGTCGGCTTGGCGTTGGTAGTGGGTGATGTTGAGGTTGGCGATGTCTAGAAGTGGAGGCTGGGATACCAGTAGGCCACGGCGGTTGCTGTAGATCGGGACGAGGGGGATTTCGGTGAGGCTGTAGCCGCCGGTGGCGGTGAACTCCACGAGTTCTTGGCCGAGGGTGTAGAGGTCGTAGCGGCCGGGGTAGATGACGCGCATTTCCTCGACTTGTTCCTCGCCGAATTCGTTGAGGGGGCGGACGTCGTAGTCGTGGATGCGGACCTGCAGCAGGCGGTTGGTGCCAGGCTCTTTGCGCCAGCCCCAGATCTGGGGAGCGTCGACGTGCACAAAGTAGGGGCGGCGGCCCATGGCGCGTTCTTCGGCCAGGTTGCGAGCTTCGCTCGCTGCCGGGTAGTCAACAAGAATGGCGCTGTGGCCGTAGGTAAGACTGCTTACTAGGGCGCGGCGGGCGTATTCGTTGATGTTCGAGCCAAGGCCGTCGATGTTTTGGGCGAGTTCCAGCCAGTAGGGGTCGCCTTCGATGTGGATAGGTTTGCGGAGGATGGCGCCAGCAGCGGTTTCGATCAGGCGGCTGGTGTACGGGCTGAGGACGCTGCGGTCGACGCGGGTTTGGTAGGCGTCGTCGTCTTCGCGCGGTTCCTGAGGGAGATAGGTCTCGCTCATGTCACGCAGGTAGTTGGTGCCGTTAGTGACGGCGGCCATTACGCTCCAGTCCGGCATCATGCCGATGACTTCGAGGCTGCGGACGAACGGGGATTCGCTGACTACAGCTCCAGTTGGGGGGACGTTGGCGCTGTAGACCACGGCTAGGCTCCTACTTTGTACTTATTTTGGCATTAATCATCGTCGTCTTCCTCATCGTCGGGGTCAGCGATGGGTACCAGTACTTCGATGCCTTGGGCGAGCATGGAGACGAAACCGCCCAGGATTTCGGGGTTTTGGGGTGATTTGAAGACGAATGTGGCGTGGGTGAGGCCGTCTTCAGCATCAATTTCGATGTGAATACAGCCTCCGTTTACTGTTTGGATTGCCATTAGCCGTGATACGCAACTGCAATGTGGGGGACGACGGTCGGGGTTCCAGAGCTGATGGAGGCAATACGCATACGAATCTTGGCGGCAGGTTTGCCGTCATAGAAGTAGACGT